TATTGAAACGACTCCCGCCGGACAGTGTCGAAGGGACTTGGAGAATATCCTTCGGGGAGTTGTGAGCGCGCAGGGCCCGCTTGGAGAAGATTGCAATTCTCTTCACCGTTGGAGGCACTTCCATCCCCAATTCCGGGCACATCTCAACGGCCAGATTATAAATCAATGCCTTTTGATACCCCGGCGGAAGGAGAATATTTGTGAACAAATCCGAGACTTGTGCCAACTCCTGAACAGAGGACAGATGTAGCTCCAAATCGCTACTTGGAACAGGGTATAGATAAACAGTGGCATTAGGAACTTCTTGATCAATATAGATGAACTCCGGGTGGGAAGAGGAAGTGGTTTTTTGTGGGATTTCATCGTATATTGAACTGGTGATTGGGGTGAGTGGATAGTCAACTGCAGAAATACGAAAAAAAGCCGAGGCCGGCCCCATTGGTCTAGTGCCAACAATATCCCCGCTCGGGCCAACAGTTCTACTCGCCATCCCCGCGGCCCAAGTCAACACCTGCTCGAGTTCCCCATAAACGGACAATCGTTCCGCCGACCAAGCATCGACCATCATATTAAATGCCAGTCGGGTATCCTCCATTAACTCGGCGGAAGGGGTTTCCCCCTCGGCCAGCATCCCACCACACTTTCTCAGGGCAGCTTTGAACAAATCCCCGGAAATGGTTGTAATCATTGCCGCTCCTCTTTCAAAAAGTTAGGGGGCCGAAGCCCCCCGTTGAGGTTTATGCTACACGATATGCAGTCCAGGCCCCGGCCCCGGTTTTCCGGAAGCGCCAGGTGCCGGTCGAACCCGCCGAAGTGGTGATCGGCAGGGTTGCCATACCCACAAGGGTGAAGCCACCAGCAGCGAGGGTAATAACACCGCTGGAAGTTCCGAGGTTGATAATGGTAAGATCGAAAGAAGTTCCGACCTTACGATCTGTACCAATTGCGGCTTCCAGAACCGAAACGGCCGGAAGGGTATAGGTTACTGCACTGGTGCCGGCGGTTCCAACCAAAACTCCACCAAGCAGCTGAGCGGCGGTGAGGGTGGCCGAAGTGGTTGCGGTCTGCGGGGCCGGCATAACGCCGATTTTGGGTTCGTTCAAATTGCCATCATTGGATTGATAGCCCAGGCCTACAGTAGGGATTCCCATTTCTTTTACTCCTTTTAGATGTTCCCGTCGGTCGCAAAGGCGTCGGGACGGGAGAGGATGAATTTGTAAGTGCCGGCGGTCGGGGTCAAAGCACCGGCAGTGGGATTGTTGAAAATAACAGCGAGAGTGTTGGCGGCGGAAACCCTCGCGGAAACGGCGGAGACAGCGGTGCCAATTGCCCCGTCGAGGTGGAAACCGGAAATCACATCCCCGACTTGCAGCCCATTAACCGTGAAGGTTTGTTCAGCCGCAACCACCGTTGCCACCTCCGCCGGGGTCAGACTTACACTGACCACCGATTGCTTGGAAATATTACCGAGAACATGGCTCATAGCAATTACCCCCAAAGCCGGCAGGCAAGTTCCGGTCGAAGAACTTTGATACCATAGAGAACGTCGATACGGCAAGGCATACGGTCGTTGTTAATGTCGTACTGCCGGACGATACGCATCGAGATTCCATTATGGACTTGGCGGGATGCCATATCAACGCCCTGCGGAAGAAGAAGATCGGCGGTAGCCAGGGTACAGGCGTTTTTGTGGAAAACAAGGTTTTGCGGATAGACACCCGAAACGGCGCCGACCACGGTTGCAACCGCATTAGCCTGCGGGAAGGAGTCCACGGTGGCCAGGGCATGATCAGCGGTGTAGATGGCCGGGCTGATCGAAACAGTGGCATCGCCGGAAACAAAGGAAACGTCAGCGGTTACGACGAATTGCTGAAGCTGGCCGGTGCTCACGCGGGTCTGGGGGTTGACGGAATAGACGCTGCCAATGGTAAACACATCGCCTTTTTTCAAGGTGGTGGTAACACTGCCCTGGGTCAATACCACGGAGGTAGCGCCTTGGGTAGAAACGGTTGTCTTGACCGTGGTGGCATTCGCGGTGCGCAGAAGGGTGCCGGAAGTGTGAGATGCAATTCCCTGCCCCATTGCAATCTCATCCAGACCAAGAATCCCCTCGCCCATCATACCTGTTTTGAACTGCTTGGAGATAGTTGATCCGGGATTAAAAAGACCCTTCATACCTTCGACCAACCCGGCATTAGCGGCGGGATTGACCACGGCATAGCGGGAATCCTGCATCACGTTCATCTCATTCAGCTTCTGCATGGCCTGCAGAAGAACGAGGGAAGTAGCCGGGGTAGTGCCGGGGGTGCCGACAGACTGATACACATCCTTGTAGAAAGTGGAGGCAATATCGGCCTCGATGGCCGCGGCAAGTTGGGAAATCCGGGGCTTGAGTTTCCGCTCAGCGAAATCATCAATATTGAGCTTCAGCTCGGCGGAAGTGAAATTCAGGCCAATATGCTTCTGGCTGGTGATGGAAAGGGTGGTGTATTGCTCATTATCGTCTTGAACGCCAAGAGCGGCACCATCGGTGACAAGGCAGCGGTCGGGAAGACGAACACGCAGATCATCCCCGATTTTGGCGCCGGTCACGGCAAATTTATCATCGTATTCCCGATTAATATTGCGAATCAGCGGGGAGGCCATTTCAAGTATGTCGAGACACTTGAAAGTGATCATGTCAATGGTAAGACTGGAATTGGGCACTTTAATTCTCCTTTATTTGTATCCCTTGGCGGCCAGGGCTTTGGCTCTACGAGCCCGGTCGGCGGCGATCCACTCGCTCGGCGACATAGCCTTAACGCTTCTAGGATCAGTTGTGTCATAAGCGGGGGATGTGGCTTTTCCGCTTTGGATTGGTTTAATGGGCGGCGGGGCCGAAGAGCTCTTTTTGGGCTCCGGCGGGGCCGCTTCGAGTTTTGCTTCCAACTTCCCCAATTCTTTAATCTGCATCATTGGGGGAAGTTTGAAAATTCTTTCCGCTTCTTTCAGATTACTCCCCAGGAAGTAAGCCATTTCCACGGCATTATCGGAAGCCTTAATAACCGCAGCCATATCGGAAGACATATATGGGTGGGTATGGGCTACCTGAATGAAATCTGGATATTTATCAAGCGCCGCATCGACGGCATCCTGATATTTATTGTCGATTTCGGTTACCGATTTGCTTCTTTCCTTGTGGGCAATAATCGCCTCTGCCTTTTCCAGGGCAAGGGCTTCAAGATACGCTTCCGTGGTTTGGAATTGATTCGGGTCCAGTTTGGATTCAATTTTCAGGGGTTCCGGTTCCGCTGCTTGCCGCTGTTCCCTTTCAAACTTCCTCCGCTCTCTAGCCAATCTCTTCCCAATCTCGGCCTCAAGTTCCTCTTGAGTAAAGGTTTTAGTCTCCGACTTTTCGGGGGCAACTTCTTCCCCCTCCTTTCCCTCGGTTTCGGAAGCAGTCGTCTCTTCCAATTCCTGCCCAGAAGTTTCCTCCTGTTCAATCACTTCACCATTTTCCAATTCCTCAGCCATACATCCTCCGGCTCCGGGGATCACGCCCCGTACATTTAAGGTTTAATAAGTTGTTGCAATTTCACTCCTGAACCCAAACTTACTAAAGTGACAATACCCCCAATTAATAAAACAATCAAGGTTTTTCTCACCACACTTTTCCCTTCTTCCATGGCGGATGAAAATGCCCGAACTGTCACCATTACATCGTGAAGGTCATCGGGCTGGACTGTCTTAAACCGGCAATGATTTTCGTGACTTGTAATAGCGGAGACAATTGCTTGAATATCACTATCAGAAAGTGTTCGCTTTTCTTCGGGCATCCCCGCCTCCATTTTTTAAGTTATATACCAGAAAATCCATCCAATGAGTCTAACGGCTACATACCCGGCCCCGGCTATTTCCTCCGGGGCAACTTGGAGAAGTCACAGATAAAAATCTTCATCGGCCCGTTTGCGGGATTTTACTTTTTGCCCATAGTCGTGGTCGTGTACGGCACAACAACCCGATAGATCATATTTGCCGACTTTATCTGGGACGGCTGTACACCAATTCATAGCCCAACCTTCTTGGTAGTTGCGGTTGTAAGGAGGATGTTAATGAAGCCAAGAATAGCCGCGATGATTTCGGCAAGAAGTTGCAAAGCTTCATCACTTAGCATAACATCTACCCCGGTTACCCTGAGCACAGCTATAAGCGCTGCAAGAAGAATAGTCACGGCGTTGAGGGTAAGCTGACGGTTCTTCCAAGTGGTTGGATCTTTCAACTGCTGACCGGCTTTCAATGTGTTCATCAATTCAAACATCAAATACCTCCTGAAAATTATTGACCAATGATAATTGGCGGGGGTTGTTCCACAAAGTAAGGGGCGGCAGTCTGAGGATTATAATCACCATAATACCTCGGCTGAGAATTCTTGATGCTTGTGTTGGCAATTTCTTTCATCGCGTCAATACCCGTCCACCACAGGAAAGTATCAAAGCCTTTGGCCAACACTCGCTCACCGAAGCGCCACACTGGGTGCTCAGACGGGCCAGTAGGTAAGTCCTGTTGAAAGCGCGGGGTCTCACGGAAGGACACCTCTTCCATCATTTGGATCTTTACCCCTGGCGATACTTCAACAAGTTTGAACTTGACGCTGAAGCCAGACTGAGCATACATCTTGGAATAAAGCCGATCCCGGTTCTTAACCATGTTGGTGAACAAGGCTTCTTTCTGGACGGAGGTGTCGGTGATCGAGCCGGTAATCTCCGTGATAGTCTCATCGGACACTGGCAACTTAGAAATGTCCATGACACCACCTGAACCACAGCCTGCTAAAAGAACTACCAGAACCAGCGAGAATATTTTTTGCATACCAGTTCCTCCACAGTTTGGGTTATGAGTTCGTGCAGAGCGGTTGGGATAGGGTCGGTGAAATAGGCGTTCAGAACGTGATGCGACATTTCATGCGCGACAATTCGGGCGGTGGTGTCAATCGGCAAATAGATGCTCTGGCGGCTCTTGCCGGTGAAAGCAACACCAGCCAACGGCTTGCCGTAAAAATCCATGTGCATTTTCCGCACATCTTCCGAGTTTCCTCGTAACACAATCCGAAACACCACCGGCATGTCCACCAGCCCCATCACTGCCAGCACATCCTTTGCGATGCGCTCGACGGGCTGCTTGATGCGCTTGAGGAATTGCGCTTTCTGGTAGTCTGTCCCGGTGAGGTCGATCATTTTATGTTAGGGTAAAGAGGTTGAGTGTAATTTCAAATCTACCATCCTGCTGAAACATCATATTCATCGACTGCGGCGATAGTAGATAGTGTGTCAATCTCTCCACTTTTCCGGCGCTGCGTGGATGTAATAGATGTGCAATGAGCAGCCCACGCGGTACGTATTTTTGCAAAAGTTGCAGCATCCATTTTGGTGTAAATACCATTCGATGCTTTCCAATCATCAACCACCATTGCCGGATTAGATGCCAACTCGAACGCCACTTGTGTATACATTACCTGTGCGTTCGAGTCAGTGTCCCATAGCACACCTTCAATAGTGATTCCAGCATCCCGCCGCCGAACTTTCTCAACCTGTAAATCAGAGTGTTTTTTGTTTTTAGCCTCGATGAGTTTTTTAGCCTGCCAATCGCTCACCTCGACATATCGGCCATCAATGAGGCTATAGCGATCCGGCTGGCCTTGATACCACTGTAATTCCCGCTCGGTGTATCCAGTGTGATTTACAGACGCCTCAACATCATCTACAGTAAATCCTAGTCGAAAGATTTCGGCATTTTTGTCTTCAATCAATTCTCCGCCCTGCACGGCAAAGCGATTAAGCAAAGCTGTCCATTGCTCAAGCCATCCTGGCACATCGTGATTTCTGATATATTCGTAGTCAAATCGTGTCATTTTTTTCACCTCTGAAAATGTTTGGCGCACCCACGCGAGCCGATAATCGAATCCGTATACCAGCGAGAGGAATTCGCAATCCGACCCCGCGAGCCGCAAGACGTCCCAAGATTCCAAGAGCCGCCCGCGAGGAGCTTAGCATCCCCAGTACTGCCCTGACGATAGAACGAGCCCTTGTTGCCGCCCAAGGTCTGATAGCCCCACGTCCCCGAGTAGCTGGCGTCGTCATTGCGGTAGCTCTGATCGAGCAGCCATTGCCACATCGCCCCAGCCATGTCCTCGCAGCCGATATTGCTGATCATCCGGCGACCGAGGTTTCCGGCCACCTCGACGCCGCCATTGGCCACACCCAACTTGAGGGCGGCGGTACAATCGTTGCTGGCCCCGGCCGTGACCACCACCGACGCTGCCGTCCCGGCGCTGCCATGACACGAGATGACATAGGTGGCGCCGTAGGTGACGGTCAGCCCACCCGCCCAGGGAAAGGCGGCGCGCAGGGCGGTTTGCAGGGCCGCCGCTATCGCCGATCCGGTATTGAGCCCGGAGGGGTTGACCGATACCGACACAGGCGCCAGCCCGCACAACGCCACCGTCAGCTGCTGGGGATTTGCCGCAGTGGAAATATCGGTCGATGGAGATGCGGCGCTGGTGGAGGTTCCGGCGGTGGCCCCAGTAGTGTCGCGATGGCCCCCGGCGGATACCGGATCAGCAGAACCAGCGATATTGGTTTTTTCGTTGCCGCCGGCGGCGGCGATCTGAAACTCCGGATCGGAAAGCATGCGCTTGCCCACTGCCGCCAGATCGTCGGTGAAATCGTTCCAATCTCGGCTATCGGTGATGGTGGCGCCGAATGCCGAGCGGGTCGCGGCCCCGGTACCGGATTGCAGGTAGATATCCACCCAGATCCCGGCCAGCTCGCTATACACCATGCCCGCGGGAGAGCAGGTGGGGCGATGCGCCTGGTCCCACACCGACAATGGTAGGATATCGCCGGTGAGAAAACCGGTCAAAGGATGCCCGGAGATGGTGCCGACCGAGAGACAGAGGCAGTGTAATCCGCCTATTTGTTTTGATGTTTCGGCAGTGTATCCGCTCGGCACCGTGGCGTTGGTCGAGAGCAGCAAACCAGCCGCAGTCGCGTAAAGGTAGAAGTTGGCTCCGGCGCGATTGGCGGCGACGGTGTAGTCGGTGCCCGCAATAGTGTCCCAAGCAGCAGCATTACTCAACACAATTTCCTGCTCGGCAAAGGCCAGGACAACCGACCCGAGATTTGTAGCCATTTTTGGCATCTGTAATGTGAGCCTGTCGTCCGCTTCCGACGACCCCTTGATTCTCGGAACATAGTCCCGCTCGTAATACTGTGGGCTGATAGTGAGTAGATCGATCATAGAGATGCTCCAAATATAGCTGCGACAGGTTCCCCGCCGACAAATAGCTGGTCTGGCCCGACATAGATGTAATCAACAAATGCGTCAGAGTTTAGGTATGTCAGTATGCGCCTGACAGTGGAGATATGCTGTGCTGATGAATAAAACGCATAGCCGCGAGCGCCCCAAAAGAATCGATTCTCGATTACCTCGGGAAGGTTTGCAAAATTCACTATTGCAGAGCCAGCAAACGGACCAAAATTTTCGAGCGGCCCTCCAGGGATTGCCTGCACGGTACAGTTCGGCCATGTTCCAGAGATGACAGATAATCCGATACTATCAACCATCCCCGGCGCCTTCGCGTAGAAGAGCAGACCGGGGCTGGGGATGCCGGGGGGTTGCACAAACATTCCTGAATTAGAAAGCCCAAACATATAAAACCCCCCTTTATTCAGCGGCACCAATGCAATATAGACTACCATCCGACGCATCTCGAATTGCGGAAACCGTAATCGGGGCACCGGTTTTACCGCTTATAGGAATCTGGGCAATAACACCGGCGGGAAGAAAAAGATCAGCCGTAGTTGCGGCTCTTCCAACAGCAACATAGGCATCCGTGCTGCATGATACAATAACAACATTAGAATCCGGGGGGACAGTAGTAGATCCGGCTGTATCGGTATAAGCCGTTTTAGTTCCAGATCCATAAGTCGGGCGGCGAAGGGTGAGTGTAAGTGACATTATATTTCTCCCTGAATTGGTTGTTGTACTGGTTGTTCCGGGGGAGTATTATTTCTTAACCCCGCCGGATTACGTTGCAAATCTCCCAGATCCACCATCCCGTCAATTGTCCCAATAACAATCTCCTGAATTTGTTCCGGGGTCATGCCTGCTTGCATTGTAGAAAGTCTTTTGGTCTCCGCATCAAATTTCTTAATTTCCAATTCCTGCTGCTCAAATGATTGTTGCACATTCTTCAACATCCCGGCCATCTGTTGATTGAGCTGTTGCAATTCCTGCATCTGCTTTTGCATCTCAACCAATTCTGGGGATTGCTGATCGCTGAGCAACTTCGGATCAACCATCCGCTTCAGCCGTTCCGCGAACTCATCGGCCCCCGGCCAGTCCATATTCTTGACAATCAGATCCCCAACCACGGCCCACAATTCGGGATTGCCCTGGACGATATTAGACATAGCCTCCGCGGACTCTTGTCGTTTGGTGGTATAACTCGGCCCGGTCACTACACAGACATCATACTTTCCGACGCCGGGATTGTAAATACTTTTAATAACTTCACCTGTGGCAGGGTCAACAATTTTCCTGGTGGCTTCAGGCTGGTTGGGATCAATTTCGACTTGATCGGGTTCCCCATCGACCCCCATGATTCTGGCGATACGTTTGGTGTCGTATATCTTAGGGATGAGGTCAACAATCTGCCGGGTGGAATAGCGGATTGCCCTGGCGAGATTATCCACATAATGATATGTGCCGGTGTCGGATTGCCGCTCCCGCTCGAGAATGGCCTTCCCGGATCGTTCATTGCTTCTTGCCCCGAGGGCGGAATCATACTGCCCGGTGACGGTTTTAATATCCTCCGCGGCGGCCATCTTGGCTGCAATCAAGCCTTGCTGGGCCATCGGGGGTTGGGAGCGCTGCGGGAGAGGGAGAACTTTGCCATCCCCGTCGGTTACATCCGGGTTGACCTCGAGGTATGGCCAGGGGACAGTATTAGCCGTGCGCCATTGCTGCTCATACCCCTCAAATTGCCCAGCATACCCAACAAACGGAGCCTTGGGGGCAAGGGCGAGCATTTCCGCCTCTTGACTAGCCCAATAGTTATACATCCTTTGCGGATCTTTCGCATTACGGACTAGACCGGAGATGTGCAGCTTTCCCTCTACTTCGAACTCATTCCCTATGACCCTAATAATGGGAATCCATTTCCCCGGCCAGATCGACTCCTCCAACACCTCATAACCATTGATTTTGCACCAATGAATGACTTTCCGATCAACGGTTCTGGTGTTGGCCGGTTCCATCCCTCGGGCCTTGGCTTCGAGGTCAATTGCACTACCCTCTTCCACCACCCCTAGGCCTGGATAGAGGTTAATAGTCACCTGTTCATAGTCGATATAGAAATATTCGGCAATTCGGACTGTATCTTCGGAAATCCAATCCGCTAAAGAAGTGGCCCCTTGAAATTCCTGCTGAATAGATGAAATCGTCTTGGCATTTGGGTATTCCCGTTCAAAATCCTCCTTAAGTATGTCCGTATACAGGAATCCCCACTTAGCATCGGCCCCACAGGGGTCTTGCATCATCGGATCAAGGACAACGGAGAATTGATTCCTGATTCGGCCAATGCGGATTTCTTGCTCAAAAGACTCGTCATCGACCCAATCGGTCAGGATGCGGAAATAACCTTCCCCGGTGATCACCTGGGCATCGCAAGCGGTATCGTAGGCAACATCAGCATCGGAAATATACTCAATATGCCGAATCATGCCGGTGAGAACGTGGGCCAGATCGGCATCCGCTTCATCATTGATCGGAATAACCTTCCCCGAGGGGCGATTTTGCTTCTGATCATTGGTAACTTGGCGGACATGCTGCGGGAGTTTGTTGATTGTCAAGCATGGACGAGCACCAACCACCTGTCCGGCAACAGTTCCCCTCGCGGTCAGTACATCATCCGGCCATTGCCACTGATTATCCGGGCTTCCGGCGAGGAATTTCAGGTCATCCAGCTCATATTCCCGGGATTCCGCAAGGGCCTCAAGGCCCATCCGTAGCCTTTTCCTGGCAATATTGAGCAATTCTTCAGTCTTTTTATTCTTACCCATCAATTCCCCATCCAAGAGGTAGAATTAACTGCAATTGACAAATCCCTGCCGCCTTTCAACACCCGGAGTTTCTCCCGCTGGGCGGCAACGGCCCCCGGCTTTCTCTTTCCGCCTAATTTTGCGGCTCCTCGACCAAGTAATCCAAGAGTGTCAACACCGTCATCGGGGGAGCCAGCGGGGAAAACGAGTACCTGACGTTGCAACTCAGCAACCCAAGCCGCTCGTGGCCAGAACAACTTCCCCATTCCTGCAAGGGCAATAATTGCCTGCGCATTGGTTTCTTTATTATCCACAGCGGGTAAGTATTCCAATCGACAATTGACGCCACGTTGGGCCATCCTTCTGCGAAGGGTCATTTCCATAGCCCTGCGAATAGGGCCGGTTTCAGCATACCAGCAAAGGGGCGCCCAGCGGGCCATCATATCAATCTGTTTTTCAACCCACACCCCGGAATCCACCTGACCGCGCCACCAATCGAGGAGGTAAATGCTGCCGTCCGGGGCAATGGCCCCTATTCCGAACTCTGTCCAGTCCCCGCCATCCGGTGTAACCGCGCAATCGCCGGCTCCAATAATCCTAAGATCATCCGGCAAATCGCCATTTTCATACCCCGCCATGTCGTCTTTTCTGAAAAGAATGCCTTCAGCGGGAGCGGGAATTTGCTGATAAAGGCTCGACCACGTGCGGCGATTGAGGCGAAATTGCGCCCAATGCTTTTCGTCAAACCACTCGGGCCAAAGCATTTCCCCGGCCTGTCTCCCGAGGGGATCGGTTTCGGGATGCTGACATTCGGCTTGGAGGCAGACAACTGTCCAGACATTTCCATCTCGGCAAAGAATTTCTCCACTTTCTCCCGACCACTCCCTGGGTAAAATTCGTCCACATAGGTCATCCTCATTCCACCGAGTTTGTATAATAACAATCCATCCTCCTGGAATAAGCCTGGTTTTAAGGTCATCGTCGTATGCCTCCCAGGTAGATTTTTGGACAACTTGGGAATCGGCGTCTTTGCGGCCCCGGACGGGATCGTCGATCACCAGGCCATGGGCACGGTTTCCCGTGACGGCACCGAGAATACCACAGGCAATATATTCCGATCCATTGGTGAGAGAGAACTCATTAACGGCACGGGAATCGGGGGATAGCTCGACTTGGAGTATTCCCCCTGTCTCAGGGGCTTTGAGGAGTTGGCGGGTGCGGCGGCCATGCTTTCTGGCGAGATCGTCACCATAGCTGGCAAGGATGACACGGCGATTGGGCTCCCGGCCCAGGAACCAAGTCGGGGCAACAACGGAGGCATATGTGGACTTCGCAGAGCCCGGCGGAGCCATGATCATCAGTCTACCGTGCCTTGTCTCCATACACTTCTGCATAGCCCGCAGGATCAACTTATGATGCTCGGCTTGTTCGGTTTCAATGAGGGGAATCCGGGAGTCCTCTGGGGCATCTTCGCATGGACTCCCGGGCACTGGAACGCGGGATGCAAAAACTTCCAGGGACTCCCGCGCGGCTTTGCGTTCGAGGAGGATGGAGGCGGCTTGGGCGGGGGAAAGTTGCTTAGAGAGCATCTGATTTCACCCTACAAGGAGAGGGATTCTCTTCAAATCTGACCGCTTTAATAGTTTTATGCCCCTCAAGCATAGCTTTTATAATTCTATGCCTACCATCCAATATTTCATTATCTTCATCCAGAATAATTGGAAAAGATAAATCAGCATTCATAACAGCTTTTACATGTCCAGCCAGCTCACGAAGTGTTAAATCATATTTTGCCCAAACACACAGATGGTTAAGTGGGACATCCATAACTGGGAAATCTTTTGATAATTGAATAAGCCGCGCAACAGACCATTCATGTCTTCCAATTGAAGCCACCTGTTCTGATATACTGTGAAACTCTTTTATTTTCATACCGCATTCCCCTGGGCAATTTCCATCAATTGCTGATCGGACATTGTGTTGACGGTCAGATTATTTTGAATCGCCACATTGGTCTGCCGGGCACCATAACCGAGGGATTTAGTGCTGATCTCCAGAGCCTTAAACATCGTCCCGATATCGGCAACCGGCCGGCCTTCCTCATCCCGCTCTTCCAGCTTCTCCAAAACCATCTCAATGGAATTAGTTGCAAGGAGCTTGAGCCGTTCCTCGAAGGTGCTCAGCAATCCAGGCATGACAATCTCCCCCCGCCGCTGGGCTAACCTTGCCTGAAAGGCGTCTGAGCAAAAGATTCGACTGATCCACCCGACGGAATAGCCAAAATACTCGGCCAGGGTGTTTTGCGAGACATCGGGCTTTGCAATGATAATGTCAATCATCGCGTCGTGGGTATACCTCACCCGTTCGAGGGCGTTGGCCGCCGATTTCGTTGACTGCAATGCTTCCATATCGTCCTCCTTAATGGCAGAGGTTGAACGGGTAAAGTGCGGGTTTGCGGGGATCGCTTATTGTTGCCAGTTTAGCATCTTATAACGCGAATGTCAAATTTTTCTTTCCGGATTTCCCCAATGGATTAATAATCCTTAATCCCCCCATCAATTCCCCTTTCCGCCACTGCCCTCCTTCCAAAGTCTACCATCCATTGTCAGCCGGCGAACGGGCAAAACCCCGCTTTGCGCAAAACCCACCATCCCCCTGCTGAGAAGAAGATACCCCGGGGGATTACTCTTGCAAACTGGTGGCGTGGGTGGAGGGGTGCTACCCCTCTAACTGCCCCCCACCCCCTGGGACCTCACTCCCCCCCCCAGGCTTCGCCTTTCAGCCAATATTTCCACCTTAAGCCCCCGAATTGTTGGCAAGGGCTGCCGTCTAACAAAGCTGTGGAGTGTGCAATGGTCCGCGCCTAACACATTTTGCTCCATTGGACAGGTAGTATGGCGAGCTGGGGGCTGGTGGGATGGCGAGCTGGGGGCTGGTAGAAATCGGGAAGGGGGTGTTTTCTTTCTCGCGGGCCACGAAGAAAAAAGAGTTAGGTGAGTCTAATTTTTTTTTTTTCCTCTAACATATAAGAGATTGACGTATACGTAAACGAAGACGCACGAGAACGAAGATACCCTTCCCGATTTCTACCAGCTACCAGTTCGCTATACCCACTAATACCAGCTCGCTATACTACCAGCCCCCGGCTTCATCGATGTTAGGGGAAGCCACAAATAACATTTTTAGGCAAGGCTAATGCCGGGGGATTGCACCATTTGGCGCACTTTTCTGTTTTCCCCGTTCGCCCTCTGGCGCCTAACATAACCTAACAAGGATTAGGCCAGCTGAACAAACGGCTACAATCGCGCTATACGCCCCATGGCGGGCTCGGGCGAGCGGGGTATGGTTGGATATGGGGGAAGACCAAATCGTGCAATGGTGCGAATTTCACAATTTGATTAAATTGGGGTATGGTGCAAGGAATTGGGGGCGGGAAATTTGGGCATATATTATATAGGGTGGAAGGGAGGCGAAAAAAAGGTATGGTAGGGGATGAAAAAAGTTCTTGCAATATTTTCCCGGCGGATTATAGTTAAATAATCCAAGCGGGAAACAAATCCCGGCAACCACACCACAACCCTGGAGGGCAAAGACCATGAAGAAATCCGGAATTGTTAAAATAGAACGTGAATCAATGAAAAGGGAAATGGCAAGGCGCCGTGGGCAGCTTAAAAACCTATCGGTAAAATTTGATTATAATTATTTTAATTGCGGCTATGCCGCAGTGGCGACCTTTTCGAAAACCTTTGAAGAATACCTTGAATTGATGGCAAAACTGCCGATTGAAAATGAATTGCATTCTTATGAATTGCACTTTCATAAGCAAAAAGATGATTCCCTGCGAATTGTGCATAAAGTCAACTATCCGGATAATGTTGTTATTTATTACACCTTTCTTGTCGGAGAAGTTGAGCGTACTCTCGATAAACTTACGGAAGGGAAATGCAAGATTGTTGAAAAAGTTCTCACTGAGAAGCAATACAATTACACTAGTTTATCGTGTAATATCTAACAAAAAACCCTGGAGGGCAAAGACCAT